CACGTGCGCCGTCGGGCCGATCGTGCGCGCCTTGCCGGTGCCGAGGTTGATCGCCTGGCCCGACGCCTCGGGTCCGGCCTTCAGTGCCGCGACGATGCCGGACACGATGTCGCTGACGTGGATGAAGTCCCGGCTCTGCAGCCCGTCCTCGAAGATGATGGGCGGGCAGCCGTTCAGGATGCGCGTGGCGAAGATGGCCGCTGCGCCGGTGTACGGGTTGCCGAGCGCCTGCCCCGGCCCGTAGACGTTGAAGAAGCGCAGCGCCGTGGTCGGAATGCCGTAGGTGTCGCCCAGCACCAGGCACAGCTCCTCCTGGTCGCGCTTCGTGATCGCGTAGACGGACGCGGGCACCAGCGGCTTGTTCTCTGACGTGGCGACGGGCGACATGGTCGCGCCGCACGCGCAGACGATTCCCCACTGCCCAGCCGCCATCTTCTCCGGCGTACGTGGAAGTGGGTGGTGACCGATCTGACCCCAGCCGTGGTCGCAGCGATACTCGCCCTCTCCGTAGATGCTCATCGAGCTGGCGACGATGAGCTTCTCAATGTCGCGCCCGCGCAACGCCTCCATCAGCACAGCCGTCTCGTAGGTGTTTCGGCGGACGTAGCGTCCGGCCTCGTACTGCGACTGGCCGACGCCGACGACCGCTGCAAGGTGGACGACGCGATCTACGCCGTCGAGCGCGTGCTGAAGCAGGTGGTCCTGGTCGAGTCGGCCGACGACCATGCGCGCGGCTCCGTCGATCCGGGCGTGCCTGACGCCGTGGTGGACCTGCCCCTCGAACGAGTCGATGACCGCCACCTCCTCGCCCTCGGCAGCAAGGCGCCGGACGAGGTGCTGGCCGATGAACCCGGCGCCGCCGGTGACGAGAATCATCCGCCGACCGAGTAGCGGACCATCCGCCGCGAACGCCAGACGAACTCCTGCGCGGCCCAGTCCAGCACCGGCTTCCAGTGCTTCTCCACGATCTCGTCCGCGAGGTACTCCTGCGAGGCCCACGCGCAAGTAGAAGCGCGGCGCCGGAGGCGCTGCTGTTCGTCGTCGGCGTAGGCTTCCTCCAGGCACTCGACCAGCTCCTCGACGCTCGGCGTGAGCTGCCAGCTCTCAAACGGCGTGTACACCGGCTGGCCTCCAACGCACCAGTTGCCTGCTTCGACCGGCGCGACCTCCGGCATCGAGGAGAAGTTGGTCGTGATGCAGGGCGTGCCGCACGCCTGCGCCTCCAGCAGCGGGACGCCGAAGCCCTCGCCCGTGCTCGGGTTGAGCAGCACGTCGAAGGCGTTGAGCGTGGCCGCGACGACCTTGTCGGGGATGCCGAGCGTCAGCCCGTACTGGTCCGCGACCCACGGCCTGATCTTGAGGCCGTCGCACATGTCAGAGAGCGGCTCGCCGTCAGGATTCTCCATCCAGGTGTGCAGGTAGAGGATGCAGTCGTTGTGGTTCTCCTGCAGCCGGGCGAATGCCTGGAATGCCTGCGAGAAGCTCTTGCGTGACGGGAAGCCGAGGTTGGCCGCGACCATCCCGACCACGAAAGCGTCCTGCGGCAGCCCGAGCGCCTTCCTCGCCTCGCCACGGTCGATCGGCCGGAAGGTACGTGGGTTGAACCCGTGCGGGACGTACTGGACGTCCTCGTGCCCGGCCTCCTCCAGGATGCGCTGCCCGAAGCGGCTCATGGCCACGGCGATAGCACCGGACTCGTTGAACCAGTGGTGTGTGCGCGGCATGATCGGGTCGTGGTCCACCGGGACCCAGGCCAGGCAGGGCAGCCGCTGAATGATCTTCGGCTGCATGACCCACGGGTCCGTCAGCAGGATGCAGTAGCCACCGCGCCCTCGGAACCAGTGCTTCGTGTGTGCGCCCAGGACGTCGTTGCCGTGCCCGTCGCGGCCGCTTGGGTACACGACGTAGGGACGGCCGTTCGGCGCGACCCAGCCCTGGCGCGCGCCCTGCAACCCGAAGAACGCGCTGAAGGCGACGTCATAGCCGAGCTGCGTGTCGAGCAGCGGACCGAACAGGCCGGTCTGCGTGCCATAGCCGGAGCCGACCCACGGCGCGTTCGAGTGCCACATGATCGGCGTGCGATCGTCGTTCTCCAAGAACGAGTCCTCGGGGCGGGCTGCCAGCACATCGGCCTGCGGGACGTCCTCGACCGACTCGACTCCGGGCCTCAGCTCTCGATCGCTCTCGATCGGAGCTGGCCCTGGCTCGATCGACGGTGGAGTCGCCCCTTCCTGTTGATGCACGCCTACCCTCCCTGGGTTGTGATAGCGGAGGCGGGATTCGAACCCGCGACCTCAAGGTTATGAGCCTTGCGAGCTGGCCAGACTGCTCTACTCCGCTGGACGGCAGGTTAGCAAATCGGGCAACGAGAAGACCCGGCTTGCGCCGGGTCTTCAGGGAGGGCCGATCGAGGAGGGCGTCGCCGCTAGTAGCGGTGCGCCTTCACGTACTTGTACGCCTCGGCGCTGACGACGTATGCGGAGCCGGGAGTGGTTCCGCCCTCGACCCGTGCCCGCGTGCTCCAGAGAGCCTTCGTCTCCTCGACCTGCGAGAAGTCGGGGAGCGGGAGGCCGTCGAGGAACGTCTGCACACCTGAATCCAGCGTTGCGATCAGGTAGCAGAACGCCGCGATCTGAGCCTCCTGGGTCAGGTTCGAGTACGTCATTGCGCCGCCCTCCTAGACCTCGACGTTGACGTTGTAGGCGACGACGGCCGCGCTCGGAACGGCGACCTTCGCGTCCACCCTGGCCGTCACGATGAAGGACGTTGCTCCCTCGCGCGGATCGCGCCAGGTCTCGAACTTCATCGCGCGGTGGTAGCCCGCGTAGAGGTTGTTCTGGTTCGTGAGCAGGACGCTGGACGTGTCCGGCGAACCGCTGACGATGCCCGCGTCCAGCGACGGGCAGCCCTTGATCAGGATGCCCTGGTAGCGCAGCTCGTTCGTGCCCGTGAGCATCAGGTCACCGAGCGGCGTCCCGCGCGAGGCGAGGATGTCGCGGTACTTCTGCTCCAGGGTCACGGGGACGTAGTAGCGCCCGTTCTGGACGAGGTTCCGCAGGAACCTCTTGGGCATGTTGGCGAGAACGACCCGGAAGATCTCCTGGTAGTCCTGCGCGTAGGTCGTGGCGTCCACGGCGTTGCCGGACGTCTTGACCTGCTTCACCCAGCCGTCGAGCAGCGCGAGGTACGTGTCGCCCGAGGCCTTGTCGCCGTTGACCATCAGGTCCTCGATGTCGAAGCCGAAGCGGTCGGCGATCGTCCGCTCCAGCGACTGGGTCAGGTTCTGACCCGCGACGTTGTCCTCGAAGACCTCGTCCGACACGGGGATCTCACCACGGATCAGCGCGGTGGAGATCTCCACGATGCCGGTACTCGGCTTCACGCGGTCCGTGGTGCCGAGGCGCGTGGCCTCGACGCCGGGGCGCGCGATGCGCGAGGCGAAGTTGATGATGCTCTCCTGCCACTTGGCCGAGGCCGAGGTGACCGTTCGAACATCGCCCAGGAAGACCTGGGATGCGGCCATCAGCTCGATGAACTGAGTGACCTGCTCGATGCTGATCGGCGCCTGGCCCGCTCCGCCGAAGTCGCCACCGGAACCTGCGAAGGCACCGGCGGTCCCGTCGGAATCGGAGAGAACGGCCTTGCGGAGCAGCTCTTCCGTGCTCAGCACTTCGTTCCCTTCCTTTCCTTGCCCGGTCCGCAGCGCGCTAGCGCAGCGTCACCCGGTGGCCCTGCAGGGCCTTCGCGATGGCGGTCTGGGTCGTCGGGGCCTGCGGCTCCTCGCCGCGTGCCTCGCCTTCCTGACCGTCGAGACTCTTGCGGGCGGCGATGCCCAGGGCAGTCTCGATGTTGCCCACGCGGTCGATGACCGCCTCGAAGATGTCGTGGTAGGGCTTCATGCCCTCCTCGATGGCCTTCGTGACGTCCTCGATCGAGAGCTGCGGCTCGGCCGGGGTCTCCGGCGTGGCTGCAGGCTCGACCGCAGGAGCTGCTTCGACAGCCGGAGCGCCCTCGGCGGAGGGAGCCTCGACCGACTTCCGCAGCTTCTCGACCAGCTCGTCG